GGCGGTGCCCAAAGCGGGACCAAACCATTTGCTGACAGTACGACGGCCAGAGGCGTCGGTGTATTCAACACCACCGAACACGCCTGCTAAACGCATGCCTGCTGTGGGTGTGTTGCTTGCTACTACAAGAGTAGATGTGCCTGCAGTCGTTGCTTCATCAAAAGAGACAGGAGTACCGCTGTAGAATACTGCCGCCGCGTCGTACGCGCCGGTGTAATTCAACGAACGGATAATGCCGCTAGGATGATATACGGGCTTCAGGCCAAAGGGAGTGTAAGTTGCACTCATTTATTGGTTCCTTAAAGTTGTTTAACTAAACCGCAAGTTATGTGCGGCTCTGTGTGCATCTTTTTCCATCTCCAAGAGGCCACCTTCCAGAATGGAGCGTCCACCTTTACCACCTTCAGCCTGTGAACGAACCTGCGACGTGATGTTGCGCTGGTGTTCCAAAGGATCATCGTGGTGAAGCATTTTTGCAACTTCCTGATAAATGTCTTCCGGGATCTTGAATAAGATCATCTCATTACAAGATATACAACCTTCAAACTTGCCCGAGCTCATTTTGCCTAAGTGTTCAAAGCCTTTACCTAAGTCTGCGGCTTTCACTGGCTCATAACCCAACGCGATGCGTTTGTCGATTGAATCATACTGGTTTGTCGTTGACAGCCAGCAGAGGTGCATACCGGGCACTAACCCACCCGGTACATCCGGCAGTGCGTTGTTGGACCATTTGTCCCGAAAAGCCTCCAGCCTTTCACGCTTCACTGCTTCATCTGGCGAGGACATTTCATTCCGCGCCTTGATTTCTTCTACGCGCCCTTGAAGGCGCTCGTCTAAATCTCGTGTAATTCGATTGTTAGCCATGTCTTACCCCTTATTTCGTTACTCGGTTCTTACGGTCAAAATCTGCGTAGCTTCGGATCGCTTTAGCACGCTTGGATGGGTCATCCCACATTCCTGCGTCTTTAAGCGCCTGCACGCGGTCTCGGCTCAGTGTGAAGGTGTTCTTTACAGCACTACCACTCACGTCTGTGCGACCACTTGAGGTTCCGCTACGGCGGTTACGGTCTCCGCCTGTTTTGGCCGTGTACCGATGAGGTAAACGTTCTTTCAATCGATTGTCCAACTCGTCCCAGTACTCTGGGTCGGCTGGATCCCAACCTTCGCTTGCCAGCGCATTGTCAACTACCTTGGCAATGCGGCTGTCTGTGTCTTTACCGCTTGGATCATACCAACGGTTTGAATGTAACCACTGCGTTGCGTTTTCCTGAACCACCTCGGTAGCAGGACTCGGCACGTTGTTACGGGGCTGTTTGGCCTCTTCCAACTGACGCTGTTTAAGCATTTGCACCTGCGCCAATTTTGTCTTGGCGTTGTGAAACTGCTCCATGTATTCCATTTGCTCGGCAACGTTACCTGCTTGCGCGGCCTGCGTTGCCTTCATCTTCGCGTACTCAACGCGCGTAGACTCGTCTTCCAACAAGCGGTCGATCTGTGCAAACTGGAATCCTACTGCGGCGTTTTCCACTTGGGCCAACCGGCGCTCAAGGGTCTCGTTGCGGCGTTCCAGCGAACTGATCTTATGCTTTGCGCTAACCTCGCGTTGCTTCGTCAGGTCCTTCTTCAGGCGCCTTTCTTCACGACGCGCGGCTCGAAGGGCCTCTCTGTCTTCTTCGGTGTCACCCTCAACCTCGCCGCCTTCGGCAAAGCTTTCTGTGTCACCATCACCGTCGTCGTCTGACGCCGATGTGTTATCTTCTGTGCCCTCAAAGGGGTCAACGTGGTCGTCCATGGCGGCTAACGCACTGCCATCGTCCCGTTCTTTAATGGCGATGTCTTCGCCAGCCTGCATTTCTGCCTTCATCACTGATTTCATAACGAAATCCTTTACTCAACAAATGCGGGGAACATAGTCCTCGCGGTTTCAAAACTATCAATTGCACAAATGACCTCACGGTCCTGCAAAATGATAAACACAACCTCGCCGTCGCCGTGTGGTACCGCCCAGCGGTCGCCGCCGTACTTGATCACACGAACAAGATCTCCCAGTTGTACCCACGCGCCTTCTGGCCATGGTTCAAGCGTGTTAAGATCTCTGTATGCCAAGGGGCCTATTGACACCACCTTTGCAATCACCTCGTTCCATTTTTCGGTGGCTTTTGTATCACTCACTAGAATGATGCCGCCTTTTGAAACGTCTTTGGCTTTTCGCAGTTGAACTACGATTCGGTTGCCTTTAAGTTTAATTCCCGGATCAACTGCCGGAAAACAGTCGGCTTCACTCCGACCATCCACTTGGTACTTACTCTCTGTCATTTTCAGATTCCTCGTCCTCTTGCAGGACACTGTTGATAATTTCCAAGGCCTCTTCCAGACCTCGGCCTCTCCCTACTAGCTGGTTGTATCTATCCCAGCTATCGACCCCGTTCAAAACGCCGATCTGTAAAAACTGAACGGCTTCTTTGATCCTAAAGATCGATTCATATAACGGGTCTTTCATCAAAAACCCTCCTTATAACTAAGTACACACAAATGTGTGTACTTACGCCCTAACTTATTTTTTAAGACCGCGACTATTTACGGGCGGTACTTGGTTCAAGGGTGCTTTAGGTGCCATCTTTGAACCAGAGGGACCTGTTTCTACTGGCGAGCCGGGGCCGCCTGCATAGCCGGGCTTGCCGGTGATCTTGTAGTTCTTGCGAAAACCCATGTCTTGATTGCCTGTTGCCATTACTGTGCTCCTGTTGGTTGTTGTACTTGTTGGACCGCTTGGGCCAACTGTTGTTGCGCTTGCATTGCTTCTTCGTGTGCACGTTGCTGTTCTGCTTGCGCTTGGTCTAGTCCATGCTTACGCAGGTCTGCGTACGCTTGGCTTTCTGCTTCCAACGCAGTCATCTCTTGTGAATGCTGTTGTTTAACCTGTTGCGCGCTCAACGCTTGGTCGGCGTTGATCATTGCCACACGTTCTTTGGAAGAATTGTTGATGTCGGCAATAGCCACCTTGGCCGCGTTGTCTTGGTCTGCCAACTGTTGCTGTAGTCCCATCTTGGCCTGAATCTCTGCCAACTTGGCTTGCATGTCGCGCACCTTGTCTGCCATTTCGGCCTGCATCTTCTCGCGCTCCAACTGGAAGCGCGCCTGCGCCTCTTCTGTCTTGCGCTTGGTCTCGGCCATTTGTGTCTGCACCAAGGCCTGAGACGTTGGGTCTGCCATTGCGGCCTGTTGCATCTGAGACTGCTTGGCCTGTTGCATCTGTTGCACCAACTGCTGAATAATTGGGTTGATGCCCTCGAACGTCTTTGTTGCGTCTTGGTTGACCAACTGCGCGGCCATGGCCAGTGCCTCTTGTGCGGCTTGGTCCAGCTTGCGCTCTTCGTTCAACTTGAACGCATCCTCGCCACCCGCGGCGTGCGACACGTAGTTGCGCATAGACTGCAGGTAGTGCAGTGTCAGGTGTTGCTTGATGTGTTCCAACATCAAAGGCGTCACACCGGGGCCAATGAGTGGGTTGCCACCATAAGATGGGTCCATCATGTACGCCAAGTGAACCTTCAGGTGGTCAATGTGGCTTTGGTCTGGGAACGCGGCGGCCGCGTGGCCCATTGTCATTTGAACGTTCTCTAGCGCGGGGTTGCTCTCTGTTGAACCCTGTGGGTTAGGCGTGGTCAATGTGGCTTTGGTCTGGGAACGCGGCGGCCGCGTGGCCCATTGTCATTTGAACGTTCTCTAGCGCGGGGTTGCTCTCTGTTGAACCCTGTGGGTTAGGCATGACCTTCTCAATGTCAGGCACCTTCATTAGCTTCATCACGCGCATGTGCGCTTCACGCACGTTGTACAACTGCGGCGCCTTGTCTGCCAACTGCATGACCAACTGCGCCTGTGTTAATCGCTGTGTTTCGCTAAAGATGTTGGGGTCAGAGATCGGGCTGACGTCTGAGTTGTCTTCAAAGTCCTCAACCGCAATCTCGGCACCGGACTGGTTGTCCATGTCTTCCAAGTACCAGTGGTTGATACGTGAGAGGACCTGCAAGCTCTTAGCCTGACTGCGGTGCAGTCGTGCGTGAATGCTTGAGAATACTTTCGAGCCCTGCTCAATCAGCGCCTGTGTTGTGCCAACAGGTGTGTTGCTACCTGCGTCGGCAATTCGTCCCTCGCTTGTCTTCACAACACCTTTAGCCGCGTCTGTCAACCAACCTAGCAGGTTGTACAGCACAGAAGACGGTGGGTTAAACGGCAGTGGCATTGCCAACTTACGCACGTCGTCCACGCCGGGTGAACCCTCGATCTCTACGACCTGAGTTGGCTCAATGCGGTCTGTCTGTCCACCAATGCGTCCGCCTTTTAGCTTCAACATGGTTTGGCTGTTGTTCACGTGCGCTGAGTCCATCAACGCGCGCAACGAGCCAGTCAGTGCCGCTGAGAGGCCACCAATAAGGTGTGGCATACCAATGGCATAAGCACCGCGCCATGGAATAAACTTGTACTCCACCATCCAGTCGAGCTTGCGCATGCGCTCGTCGCCTGACTGCCAGTTACGGTACAGTGCAACCACCTTGCTTGTAATCTCGTCCACCGTCATAACGTAGGGTGCGCGCTTGCCGCCTGTTAGCGGGTCGTCTTCCAAACGCAGGAACACCGTGATCTCGTACACACGGCGTAAGCCGTCTACGTTCTTGGTTGGCTCTGTTAGACCTTCGATTTTGTCGTTGGCCTTTTTTGACTGTGTCTGGTTCTCAGGCAACAGGTCAGAGGTGTATATCTCAATATCGCGATATTCGCCAACCTCGACACGTTGCTTGAACATGTCTTCGGTAATGTCTTGCTGTTCTGTAACACGCGCGGCTGAGTAAAAATTGGTGGACGCAAAAGGCAACAGCACGTTGTCAATTGGAACCCACTCAGGCACCGGGCGGTTTAAGTCTTTATCCCATCTCCATTTGAGATACTGGGAGCCGCCAAGGGGAAGCTGTGTGAACAACTGTTCCATCTCGTCGCGGTACTCTTCAACCTGCTCTGTCAACTGCCAGTTCAGGAAGTTGGCTTTACGCTGTGCTGTGTCCAAACGCTGTGGGTCTGCTTTGCCCTTGATGTAGGTGCGCACCAAACCGTCTGCCGGCAACAACTCTTTGCACGCGTTGGCCGCAAAGTCCACACAGGCCTCTGCCATGATAGGGTGCACGACCTTGGACGCGCCGTCGAACGTTGCGCCACCGGGGGCGTCGTTGCCCAGACCAGTGCGGCGAATGCCCTCTTCGTACTGCTTGTCACGCTGTTTGCGCGACTCACGATCCACCTCAATCAGGTCAAGGTACTCAGACGCTAAACCGTCAAGGATGGACTCGTCCATCTCTTCGGCCAAGTTGGCGTAGAACTCTGGGTTCTGTGACGGCTTTTCAACCTCTGTCATGTTCACCACAACAGAGCCATCCTCCAACTCAATGACCTCGGACTCTACTTCGTCCATGTCCAAGTCCAGCGCCTCGGCCAGATCTTGGATTTCTTTGTCCGTGTCTACTTCTTTTGTTGTCTCGTCTTCAGCAAACGACAACGCGGACAGGGTACCGCCCTTTTGGAGTGGAATGATTGGTTGCATTATTGGTTAAAACTCGCTTTGTTGTATTCGGGTCTTTGCAACACACTTTGGTATTGTTCTTGGTCTGGTTCTGCGTTAGCCGAATAGCCCGCAAAACCTAAACCGGGCACGTATTTAGCCGCTGTTGAATCTCTTAACGCCGCTTTGCCCATGCCGTAAACTTTTTTGCCGCCTTGAACTGCTTTATTAAAAAGTGTTGCTGGTGGAAAAGCCATTGCTGTGTTTAGTGCGGCGCTTCCGTAATTACCTTCCGCCACGTCTCTGCCGGCGCCAAAACCACCCTGTGCGCTGTAATACGGCATCAAAGCGGGCGCTACTCCCGGTATAAAACTGGCCGCGTCAACCAAACCAAAACCAAAAGGTAAATCGCTGTTAGCGCCACCAATTATGTTTGACGCAACTTTGCGCGCCTTGGGTGCGGTCATGTATTTACCTAAAAATTCGGAACCAAGGTTGGCAATACGCTCTTGAGGACTTGGTCTGTACTCGCTTACTTTTTGTTGGTTGCGGTCTGCTTCCATGAATTTCTCGTAGCCTTGTTGTGCCGCCTCATCAACTGAACTGGGATAGCGGGGACCATACTTCATTAACTCTTCTTCGACCGAAAGGTTTTTTTGACCGAATAATGGTCTTGTCCTGCCGCCTCGGTCGTAGTTGGGTACGTTAAAAAAATCGTTGCCTATCGAGCCACCCCCAGCGTAGCCGCGGACCATCATCTCGGCCTGCATGTCGCGGGGTGACTGCATGTAGCCGCCTTCTGCCTTGCCTTGAACGGCACGGCGGCGTCTGTCTTCCAACTCTTGCATTTGCCAGTCTTGCGCAAACGGCGCGCGTTGCTCGGGGGCTGTGTCCAGCAAATAATCGCGCTGGTGTTGTGCCTTCCAATCATCTGGGTGCTTAGTCACCACCGTCTCTGGCAGGCCAGACATGCGGGCCTCGTCGCGCCATGCGTTCATCTCCGCCGTTGCGGGGCCACGGCCCTGCACAGGGCGTTGGGCAATCGGGTTCATGCCGGTGTAGTTGTGGCGCATGGGGTTGATCATCGCGTTGATCGCGTTCACAATGTCTTCTTGGTCTGGGTCAATGCCGCGGGCTCTAAAGTCCGCAACCACCTTGTCCACCAAGGCGCCGTGCTTGCCCAACATCATCTCGTCTGTCAACTTGTCTAAGCCGGGCGCTTCCATTTGCGCCGCGCGTGTGGCAAACGGCTCGCTTGCGCTGGTCATCTGTGGAATGTCTCCCTCGGTCATGCGAATGGCATCAAGACCACCCATTGCCTCGTCTGACAGGTCCATTGCCTCTTCACCCAACTGCTGGCGCGTTGCCAACTCTTCTGTTGAGGGTGTGAATGACTTGTTCCATGTGCGGTTGCCTGTGCGGCCTGTGTTGGCCATCGACATGAACTCGTCTTCAGGGAACGCGTTTAAAAACTGGCCCTTGGGGTACGCACGCGCCTTGATGTTTGCGGGTGACATGCCAAACTGGCTTGGTAAATCTTGGTAAGGACCCACTGACTCGCGTGTTGCCACACCTTTTGCACGCTCTGGTGTGATTACTTGGCCTGTGGGGCTTGTTGCTGTTGGATAAGGACGGCCTGTTGCGTCAACAAGCTGGTTTGAGAACGGTGTTTGCTGTTGTGTGCGCGCCATTGTCTGCGGCGCGTTGCCTGTTGGCTTAGAAAGCGAGCGAATGTGGTCTTCTAGCTGTTTTACTTCTTCTGGCGACGGGGGTTTACCCACGGCCTTTGTGTATTTGCGGATTGCGTCTTGAATTCGGTTTGCAAATTGACCAATAACACCACCCCTGTCGTAGTGGGGAATGCCTGCTTGTTCGTACATCATTTGTGTTGGTGTTTTAATTGGATTAAGCATCGTAATCTCGGTTTTTCAAAATTTTGTTGTAGTTTTCAAGGTCGCCGCCCCTAACAATGTCTTTCAACATGCTCCGATACCCTGCTCTAACCTTGCCCCACACAGAAAATGACTCGCTTCGTCCTCTGATGTATCTACACATCTGACAACCACACTGCCTAATCTCTTTTGCGTGCGATGAACTGTGCATTCAAGGGGCCTCCTATAACCAATCACCCATAAATCAGGGTGTTTGTGCCCGAAAATCACGCGGCGTAGGGGTTATTCACCCTGTTTCGCGCAATGTCGTCTGCATGTGCGTAGTCTCGCGCTGGTAGTGGGTCCAACTGGAGCCAACCTGAGTCTCTTAGAACGCGCAAAGCCTGAGATAAGGCATCAACGTAGTCGTCGTGGCCCTTTGCTTCCGGAAAAGAGCACACCTGCCTGATGAAACGCTTGGCCCATGGGGCTACCTCGCCCGGGTTTTCTGGGTCTTCTGGCACATACACCCGACCTTTTGCAATCAGTGGCGCCACAATGTTCATCCTCTGCACTTTATCCGCTCGTCCGGGGTTGTAGGACCTCACTGGCAGGTGCGCGGCCTGTAGTTCTTGGATCAAAGAGATACCGGCTGACTTATCTTCCATGAGGATGAGGTCAGTTTTCTTGCCCTTGGCAAAGGTGTTGTCCGCGCCGTACACAACTTCCTTGTAGTCCTCGATAACTTTGCGGCGCAACTCCGGATAAGACAGGTGGTTGTCCCACGCGTCCAGCAAAATGCAACTTGTTGCAAAGTCATCCTGCTCGAACACACCCAACGCAATACACGCAGTCGGGTCATTGTGTGTTTTTTCGCTGGTGGCTGGGTCGTACG